CCCATTTGATGTGCCACCAGACATGACAGCCGAAGCCCTCTTAGCTCCCGGCCCGGCCCGCAACTTCAGTGATTCAATGTAGAGAGGAATTGCAGCTTCTTTTTGCGCAATGGTGGCCGGATCATCTCCAATTTGAGGGGTAAGCTCACGGACCTTTTGCAGCGCTTCATCTTTGTTTACGCCTGCACCAGTTGCAGCGCGAAGCAATGCCTCACTAAGACTCGATGCTCCTTGCATGTATTGCTGTCGCTCAGCACCTCGCATAAGGTTTGCAGCGCCTGCAGTCAATCCCATTGATGGAATTGAAGCTAGAGCATCATTGAAACCCGGTCTTGCTGCGCTTGGGTCTTTGGCTGTTGCTGCCTTCATATTCTTGAAAGCGTTTTCGGCCTGCACCAGCCACCCAGAAGCCTTTGCTTGGTCTTCCGTCATCTTTGGCCCTGCGCCTTCAATCTGGTTGCCTTGCATATCTCGCGCTGGCATGACCTGCTGCGTGCGTGGATTAGCAAATCCGCCCAGCGCTTCAATCCATTGAGGCTTCTCGCCTTGCGCTTTATCGTACTGGAACCGCTGGCTTGATAGGTTGTGATTTGCCCAAGCAACTGCGTTTGCTGCTTTGCTTTCGGGAGACTGGAAGTGCGCAAAACTAGCGCCCTCTTTTTGCGTCACGGGGTCAACAAACGTAGTCCTGTCTCCGCGCTCCATTGTTATGGGAGCTTTCCATTGCTCGATGGGCGAACCACCAACACGCCTACCAAACTCATCAAGTTGGAAGGTAACAGGTCTACCCTGTTCATCTCTCCCGTCGATAGTTCGCGCCACCTTCTCTTGGTTGATGTTGCGTAGCCCTGCCATTTCTTGCAGTTCTTTTGGCGTGTAACCTGCCGCAAGACCTCGCTTCCAATCAAGTCCTCCAGCTCCAGGCATTGCAGGCTGTGCACCGATCCGCAAATCAAAAGGCAACGCCGCATTGACTTGATCTGTTGGGCCACTTCCAGCGCCTTGACCAAACAAAGAAGGCAAAGCTGCCTGCTTGCGTTGTGCAGCCATAAGCATTTCCTGCTCTCGCTGCGCCAGTGCCTTGCGCTGCATGGCTTGGGCTTGCATTTCTTCCATCTGCATGGCTTGAAACTGCTTTTTCATAGCCATTTCTTGCTCCATCTGCTTAGCCCGTTGCATGCCCGCCAAACCAGCAGCGATACCTTGTGAGCCGTTAGCACTTAGAAGCCCTTGAGCAAGCCCGATACCTTGATCTGAGCTTGCAAAGTTCATGATGTTGTCAAGCAGTCCCATTAGCCCAGCCCTTTCGATAGAAGCGCCCACAATTGAGCCGCAGTTAGACCGCCTCCAATCATTCCTGGAAGGCCACCGCCTTGACTTGTTGTGTCTACCTTTGACCCATTCAGCCCGGTGTATTGGTTTATCAAATTGCTGTACTGATTCAGCGTGTTCAAAGGCGCGTTTTGATAAGTGTTGCCGCCCTGATAGACGTTGTTGCCAAGCTGGTTTTGACCACTGATGCCTTGGTTAACAAGGTTCGCGCCTAGCCCGTACTGGGTCAAATCAAGGCTTCTGTTGGTGTTGTAATTGTTGATATCAAGCGCTTTGTTTTGCAGCCCTGTGCTGGTGTCAGTGTTGTAGCCTTGAGAGTACAACTGAGCCAGGTTCGCGCCTAGTCCAGTGGACGCATTACCCGCTGCCACGCCTTCCGCGATACCTTGACGAGAACCGCCATACTGCCCCGCTGCCTGTGCGCCAGATCGAATCTGCGGCAATACGCCCTGTGTGAAATTCTGGATGCTTTGCTGCGTCAGTGCATCGCCGTACTGTTTCAGATAGGGGTTTTGCTGGTAAGTGCTTGTGCTGCTCGTGCTGCTTGGCGTGTATGGGTTGCTTGGCGTGCTTGTTGAAGGTGCGCCGCCAGATGAAGGGCCACTGCTAAGCCCTAAATTGCTGGTTTGAGGCTGATTAGCGTTAGGGTTGTTCGGCCCCATAGCTACATTATTTGCAGCAAGGTATTCAGGTGTCGCTGAGTTGGCGTATTGGTAAGGATTGCTGGTGCCCGTGGCAAGACCCAGACCGCCACCATTCCAAGAACTATTAGGATTTGGCCCTATGTCTGTGTAACCGTGGTCTTTTGCGCCCTGCGCTACCACGGCTGGGTCTAGGTTCATTGCATTGGCTACATCGTTTGTGTTGTAGCCGTTTTGTGTCATGTAGCTATGCAATGACGATGACGCCGCATCGCCGTTACCCCAATCAAGAGACTTAATATAAGAGCCGAGATCGGGTTGTGCTGTGTAAGCGCCGGAGCCGCCGCCAAAAGAGCCTGCCATGTTTTACCTCACTTCATGTAAGTTGGTTGCTTGTATGGGCTTGCGTTGGGCGTAGCCATGCCAGCGTTTTGATTCGAGAAGCCAAGGTTCTTAGCGCCTGAATATGTGAATGGGTTGCCAGCAATAGGAGAGGACATCAAACCAGAGCCAAGCCGCGCCATTTGCTGATATGCGCCCCAGTTTTCAGGGTTTGCATTGACGTTGTATTGCATGTTCAAACCCTCCAGCATCTGAGGGTTGAGGCCCGTTTGATTGGCTTGTTGCCACTTTTGAGCCTGAGACAAAATGCCCTGATCGCCGTAGATATACGGGTCTAGCCGTGGGTCTGTCTTGGATTGAATTGTTTCGCTTTTGGTTGTAGGTTTAGCGCCAGCAGCAGCACCCAGCAAAAGGCTCCCAGCTTTTCCGGCTGCGCTTAGTAGACCGCCTCCACCAGCACCAGCCGCTTTTGCTGCACCGCCAGCCGCCGCACCGCCGGCTGCTTCAGCAGCGCCTGGTTCAAGCAGACCAGTTGCAGCCACTTCGCCAGAACCTACGGAAGAACCGGGTACTCCCAATTCTGTTAGCCCTGCGCCTTCAGCCGCACCGCCAGCAGCACCACCGAAAAGAGCAATACCGCCAAGACCAGCCCCAACGATGTAGGGCATCATCTGCGTCATCATGTCCGGTGAAATGGTCTTTGTGGTCGTGTAGTTGCCGTTTGAATCGTAAAAGGCATATTGGTTGTTGCCCAGGTCTTGGGCAAATTCACCGTTGCCGATTGCCTGATATTTGCCGCCGCCAGTTGGTGTAGCAAAGTTTGTTTCTGTGTTGTACGTTGGCCCAGCTTCGCCATTGCCAAATTGGGTTTGGCGAGTTGCGCCGTTTTCTGCGAAGTATTTGCGCAGGTAAGCAATTTGCTCAGGGGTTAGGTTTGCTGCCATATTTATCCTAATAAGCGCCAAGCGCCTGATCTGTAACCGTAGTAGCCAGCGCCAGCGCCGGGGTTCCATAGCCCATTGGCCAAGACAATCATTCCGTCACGTGGCTTAGCTGGTGCCCTGTCTTGGCTGACAAGCTGAACTGAATCAGCGCCGATAGACATTGATTCAGAGATGCGCTGATGCTCTTGAATCAGCCATGCGGGAAGGTCTTTAGGGTCTTTTGGGGGTTGTGAAGGTCTGTAAATCACCATCCGCCCCTTGGTTCAAATTCAACATCTAGCCCCTCAATTCGGTAGCTGTACGCTGCATCTGTGTCCATGCGCCAAGCCAGATAACGGCCTGATGCAAAGGCATCCACGCTTACATCTGTACCCACTGTGAAAGTGACTTGACTAGACCAAGAAATTGGCCCGTAAATGTCCATTGAGCCGCCAACACGAAACTTGAGAATCGTTCCCGTAGGAGCCTGCACCCGTGGGCGAAGTCGCTTGATCGTCTTGACTCTGTTGGGGTCATCCAAAGTAATGCCGATACGCTCCATGTAGGAGGTCTGCACTGTCCCTCTGTCTGTAGTCCCGCTATCGAGCAGGATCAGATTTGTATTTGATGGCGAACAAACAAGCGTTCGCTGAGTGTTCGCGCCGTACTCGTTTTCATCGAAAGCAGATGAATCGGAGTTAACGGGTGCGCTGTCGCCATCGATAGTCGTGGTTGTGACTTCCTCAACCTGCCCACTCGCGCCACTGACCACCGATGGCATATCGCGAATGGACAATACGCCATCGCGATAGTTATAGACAAGTGCTTTGTTGCAGCTTGTATTGCCTACGGACGGGAAGCAGAAATGCACCTCGTTGAAGAATATCGACTTGGTGACAAAGCAGCGCTCGTATTGCGTGTTGTCAATGTTTCGCAGCAGCCAGCGCCGAGTAGCTTTATCCAAGATGGATTGCACTTGAGAGCCATCGTGCCGGATGATGTCTGATTGCGTAAACACGTAATGCGTGCCGTCAATCTCTACACCGCAATCCGGGGCCATCATCCCAATGCCGCTAAACAATGGTCTGAAGCTGAATATGTAAGAGCCGCCCGTGTAGTTGCAGGCGTAGGTTGAAAACTGCTTGTAAATGATCAGCGTGTTGCCAAGCGGCATGGCATCAACAATGAAGCCATTGCCGTCTAAGTCGAACTCTCCAGCGTCTTTTGTAGCGTCCGTCTCATCCCATGATGAAGGAACCGTGCCAGGGTCTGCCGGGTGCGACCACTTGACGCGGTGCGGGTAGCGCGTTCCTGCCTTTGTCACATCAAAGGCAAACATGTAGTTCAAGAACGGGCGCATCACCCGGCATGTCACACCAGCAGGCCAATTTGTGAGCGCTGCAAGTGGCGTACCCGTGGCAATGGTTGACCAATACTGAGGCGCATCCACACCGTTATTGACGATGGGAACTCCGTTCAAAACACCACCATTCCAAAGTGTGTCAAGCGATGCTGAATAGTCGCCGCCGACAGAGCGCGTGATGTTTGTCCATGTAGCAGGCGCACCAGTCACGCAATAAGCCTTTGCAGCGCCTAAAACAAGCCAATATATAGTTGAGCCAGTGCGAACAGGGAAAGCGCTGTATGGAGGAATTGGGCAGGTTGTGTAGGCGTTTGCTTGGCCTAGAAATAGCTCTGCATAGCCTTCGCGGAAACGGACATTGTTGCAATCTGTGATCGCGCCTAAAGGCAGGTCTGATACGCCTAAATCCTTATTGAGTCCGGCAAAAGGCGTGAGCTTTTGAAGCATCAATACCCCCTAAAGATATTGAATCTGCGCTTATTGGCGCTTCCGAACTCTGTTCTGAGTTTTACGCTTTCTTGATTGCTGGCTTCTTGATTGTTGCACTGAAAAACAGCCGTTTGGAATCTTTTTTCCCATATCTCAGCCTGGGCAAAATCTTGCACATCATTTAGCGCCTCGACCATTGCGCCAAACAAATAGACGTCAGGGTAATCCTCAAGCAGGTAATTGCTTGTTGTTGTATCGCTAAGCCCAAAGTGCTGCTGATAGCGCAACTTGATTGGATAGACCTGATTTGCAGGCGTTTGAAAGCGGAGGTTTCTACCGTCTACGCACCAATACATTGGACGGTTTGAAACCGTGTTGTATGGCATGGATTGCGGTAGAAGCTGCTCGAGTTGCTCGCGTGGGTTTATGTCAGCGATCCACAGCGCAATCGGACTCTTAAAGTCATTGGGAATAGCAATTACATCGCTGCCTTGCGTGGTTGACAGATCGACTTCCGTTTCCATCACGCGCAAACGCACAAGCGTTTTAATGCGTGTTTCAGCCAGCTTGATGTAATCAGGAATTACAGCAGCTCGGTCACTTCGCTTCAGCCATTGGCCGATGGCCGTTTGCAATTCGCTGTAACTTGTAAATGCCATTATTCAGCCTTTGGAGGTCTGCCGCGCCGCTTGGGGGCTTCTTCTTTGGGTGCTTCGCCTAATGGCAAAAACCCGTCATTGGCTGCGTCCGCTTGGGCTTGTTCATCAAAAACAATCTTGACTTCGCCATCAGTCGCGCCGCCTTGATAAAGGCATTTTGGGAATTCTTGGAACATAGTAAAAAGCCCCCCAGCTTTTGACCGGAGGGCTTCTTTTTTAGTTGCTCAGGATGCGAGCGGCCAATTCAGCACGGATAGTCTTGTACCCGTACAGAATATCCAGACGGCAAGGGAACTTGTCGTTGTTGATGTCGTACTGTCGCACGATACGCATAGACAGTCCATCCAAGGCTTGGCGCGATGCAAAGTCAACGCCAGAAGGCATTACCAAGTCAGCCGTTGCGAACGCAAAAGCGTCTTTATGGAACGCCAACGAGGGCTTGTACACGCCAGATGCTGAGCCGATCTTGGTGATGGCAGCACTGTTAGCCAAGCCAGCAGCGACCACGTTTTGACGGCCACCAGAGGTATAGATGGCAGGCGCAAACGCCAGCGAGCCAGCGCCTCCAGCATAGTCGGCAGTGACAACAAACTGTTGCAAAACACCAGTATCAGCCTTGCTTTCAGGGTGGACACTGGTACAGCCTGCGACTGTGAAAATGTCACCCTTCTTGAAGGTAGTGGTGCCAGTCTGAACAGTGACAGCCGCAGACCCGTTAGCAGTTACTGCGCCGTTTACTGTATAGCCAGTGCTTGCAGCCGCCGTGCCTGTGGTCTGATTTGCAAGCAAGGTGTTTTCGTAGAAGTCGAAACCACCGGTACGGCCCATAGAGCCTTCTTTGTACTGCTCTTTGATTGCAGAACTGTCTTGAAACAGACCTTTCAAGGCATCAACTAAATCAACATTGTCCTGCGTATTCAGCAAAACAGTGCGACTAGAGTCCATTGGTGCCAAGTTGTCATTCAACACCTTTCGAGCAGTCATCAGCTTGTTGAAAGTGATGGCCGATCCAATGTTGTTGACGTTGTTGTAAACGTCCAAGGCCATGCTCAGAGCATCTGCCTCGACGTTTGCAGCCAGAACGGACATGGCCGGGTCAAGAATGCGCTTGCTGAAATCATCCAAGCTAAGGGTAAGGTCAACCGAGGTAAAGTTCAGGTCAACGCCCTTTTGAGTGGCGATTTGCAGGGTTGTGCTGGATTCGGTCGTGTCTTGTGCAGACAACGTAGCGCCAGATCGCACTGTGTACTGATTGGGCAGACGAATCTTCAGAGAATCACCAATTTTCGCGCCAGACTTAGCGAAAGAATCGTCATAGGTTCGGTTGATTGAGCCTACAAAGTTCAGTTTTTGGTGAAGGATGCGCAGTGCCTCGCGGGTCACTGCGGTGGGGGTCAGGATGGTATTAGCCATTTAAATACTCCGGCGCTTCTCAGCGTTAGGGGTTAGGGATTTGACCTATCGGTCAGCGTTTTTTCACTTGCGAATTTCGCCACTTAAGCCAAGCCTCTGGAGATAGCTTGTCGGGGTCTGTGACTGCCTTTGTCTTGTTCGTGGTTTGCACCTGAGTGACTGGCTTTGTCTGCGTGACCTTTGGCCTTGTCGTGGCTTGCTTCTTGGCTTGGTCGAATTGATACTCTCTAAACAGGCTTTTCACCATTGCAGGCGACTTCATTGCATCGAGTTCTCGTTGCGTGTAGCCGTTCTGTAATGCGTACTTCACCAAGTTGTCGCGTAACTCTTCACCCCAGCCAGGAATCTCGCGCTGAAGAACTCGCTGCCCCTCTGCTAATTGCCTTGCAGCCTCTTGCTGTTGCATTGCAGTGAATTGCGCGTGTCTCTGCGAGATAGAGTTTTGAAGCTGTGCATGTTGTGCTTGCAGCGTTCTTAACTCACGATCCAACTTCATTTGTTGCACCGGGTCTGAATCAGTCAGATCAAGTGCAGCAATTTGCTGGTATCGCATTTCGATAGCCTTCATGGTGGCTACCTCGTTCATATTTTGAAAATGAACCTGCTTCTCAATTTCAACGGCTTGCCTTTCGGCTTCCGCTTGCTTGCGAAGTTCAGCGGCTTCTTGCGTTTTGCGGGTGTAATCCGCTTGCATCAACCGCTCAGCTTTCAATCGTTCAAGGGCTTCTTTCTTCCCTCTGACTTTTACGCCGTCTAGTTCCTCTTCAAGTTCCTCTTCTTCGCCTTCTTCCGATTGCTCGTCTACGAGTTCGTCGCCAAGTTCAGATTCAGAATCGCCTTCAATGGCTTTTTCAGCTTCCGCTGCGTCTACGTCGATGTAGTCGGAATCCCCGGAGGGTTGTTCCAGTTCGCTCATCTACTTTCCTATGCCAGCGTCTCTCGACGTTAGGCTTGCCACAAATTACCCGCCTGGGCTTACCGCTGGTGGCTGTTCAGCAGGCAAAGAAAAACCAGCCGAAGCGGGTTGCATGTTTGTTTGTGATGCTTGTTGCATGGTCTGCATGACAAGCTGTTGTACTTGGTTCGGGTCAAACGCCTCGCGTTCAACCTTGATGCGGTCTGTGATCGCTTTGAATTTCTCAATCTCTAGCTTTTGCTCCTCAATCTGGCGCTCTAGCATTGCCGTTTCCTGGTCAGTTTTGGCAACCTGCAATTGAGCCTGAAGCTGTCCAAGCTGATGTTGCAATGTCTGCACCGCTTCTTTAGCGTGCATGTCCATTTGCTGCATTTGCTGCTTCATCTCGTTAACTTGCGGGTTTTCACCCTGCAATTGCG